CTATGGATTGATAGTGACATTGTATTCTCAAACGAATCATTCTATCGTGTTCTTGCAATGGAAAAAGATATTGCAGGTGGTTGGTATGCAACTGAGGATGGTAGAACAACATCATGTGCACATTGGTTGGAAGAAGATGATTTCAAAGAAAATGGTGGTGTGATGAATCATGAGATGGTTGATGGTATTGTAAAAAGACGTAAACCATTTACTGTTGACTATTCTGGATTTGGTTGGTTGCTCATCAAGAAGGGTGTATTTGAACATGCAGAGATGAAGTATCCTTGGTTTGCTCCTCAGATGCAAGTCTTTGACTCAGGTGAGGTACAAGATATGTGTGGTGAGGATGTATCATTTTGTCTTGATGCGATAAAAGCAGGGTTTGAAATATGGGTAGATCCACAATGTAGAGTCGGACACGAGAAAACTAGAATCATATAGATACAGCGTATGCAACTTATAACGGATATGGATCTATATGACATTTATATTGCTGGAAGCAAAGAGTTCACGTCTATATCAGAGGAAGAAATGTTAGAGATAACGCAAGAGTTAGCAGATGATTATTACAAAGAAGGGTTCCCTCATCCAGACGAAATAGAGGTCAGATACCTAGGACATGAAGAAGACTCTCAGTAGAGGGTCTTTTTTTTGCTCTAAATAATGATAAATATACCCAGACTATAAGAATTAGTGCCAGCACAGAAGTTTTCGCAAGGATTCAAAGACGTTTCCTTGTCTTTCAAAACTCATCCAGTAACAAAAGATATCCTTACATTAAAAAATGAGGATGCTATCAAACGTTCTGTGCAAAATTTAGTTCGTATTCAATTTGGTGAAGTATTTTTCAATGACTTACTTGGCACAAATATATCAGGATCTTTATTTGAGTTAGCAAACTCTGCTTATACTGATCCAATCAAATCTGAAATTGTAAGCACCTTAAAAAACTTTGAACCGAGAGCAAGAGTTACAGATGTAAAATTTATTTCTACACCTGATGAAAACTCAATGGAAATAACAATATTTTATGACATCATCGGTCTGAGTGCACCTACACAATCTGTCAACTTTATTCTAGAACCAACAAGGTTATAATGGCACTGCAACAATTTACAAATCTAAATTTTGAGGACATAAAAGCCTCGATAAAAGATTACCTCAGACAAAACTCAAACTTCAGTGATATGGATTTTGAGGGGTCAAACCTTTCTGTCATAGTAAATCTGTTAGCATATAATTCGTATACCACTGCATACAATACTAACGCAGTCGTCAATGAGACCTTCATCGACAGTGCAACACTTAGAGAAAATGTAGTATCACTTGCAAGAAATATAGGATATGTTCCAAGATCAAGAAGAGCAGCGAGAACCACAGTATCTTACAACATCAGTGGTATATCATCTACAACGACTTCAATTATATTTCAACCAGGTCTCGTTGCTAGTGGTTCTGTTTCAAATACAAATTATCTTTTCTCTATTCCAGAGAAGGTAACTGGTACATCCTTGAATGGTGTAGCAAATGGTGTTCTTGAAGTATTTCAAGGTCAATTCTTAGAATCAAGATTTGTAGTTGATGATTCTCTTCCTAATCAAAGATACGTGCTACCTAATAATGGTATTGACACATCTACCATCAGAGTAAAGGTGAAGGAGAATAATGCAAGCACATCATCCGATGAATACAAACTTGTAGATAATATAATTGGTATAACCTCAACTTCAAACATATACCTCCTACAAGAGACCACAGATGAGAAGTATGAAATACTATTTGGTGATGGTATTTTTGGTAAGAAGTTATCAAGTGGTAACGTTATTGATATATCATACATCAAGACAGAGGGTAAGAATGGTAACGGTGTAAATCGATTAGGTTTTACTGGTATAATACAAGATCAAGACGGAATTGAAGAAACATCTACAGAAGTTATCTTTAGACCACAGTTTGCATCACAAAATGGTGACAACATTGAAGATCTACGAAGTGTAAGGTACTATGCACCTAGATTATTCTCTTCACAGCACAGAGCAGTCACAGCGAGTGATTATGAAGCAATAATCCCTACCGTATATCCTAACATCGAGTCAATAAGTGCTTTTGGTGGAGAGGAACTCACACCTCCCAAGTATGGTAGAGTATTCATCGCTGCTAAACCAAAGAACGGATCATTCTTATCTAATTTTACTAAGAAACAAATACTTACGTCATTGAAAAACTATTCAGTCGCAGGTATTGTGCCTGAACTGATTGACTTGAAGTTCTTATACGTAGAAATTGATAGCTATGTTTACTTCAATGCAAACTTCGTTGGTGATGTCAATAATCTAAGATCAGATGTAATATCTTCAATGAACCTATTTGCAAGTGGCACTGAATTGAATAAGTTTGGTGGTAGATTCAAATACAGTAAAGTATTATCATTGATTGATAGAGTAAGTGACTCCATCACATCTAATATTACTACAATCAGGATAAGAAGAAACTTGATTGCAGTGCTAAACGTATTCAGTCAATATGAAATATGTTTTGACAATACCTTCCATAGAAATCAAGATAGTTATAATGTAAAATCAACAGGATTTACTGTATCTGGTGTATCAGGAACAGTTTACTTCTCTGATCAGTATACATCTGGAGATAAAGGAAAACTATTCCTATTCCAAATCGATTCTGACTCATCAGTGAAGATATTATCATCATCCTTCGGATCTGTGGACTATAAGAAGGGTGAGGTCATAATTGACACAGTGAATATTACATCTACTGTGTTATCTGATAATGTAATTGAGATACAGGCGATACCACAGTCTAATGATGTACTAGCGAGAAAAGAATTGTACTTACAATTTGATGTTTCTAATAGTAACTTCACAATGAAAGAGGATCCAATATCATCTGGTGCAAACACATCTGGTACAAGATACGATCCACAGTCAAGTTACAGTAATGGAGCAAAAGTCAGAGGTGCTATCATCACATCAAACTCTTCTGGATCTAATTTGGTTGGTTATGTAAATGGTCAACCATACTACGGTCCGTTCCACACACATCCTAGCACTGGAATGAAAATGGTAGGAGCGTTCCATACAACAACACCTCATGACACCATATATGACACACGAGAAGAAAGTCTTGGAATAACTGTTTCTAGAAGTCCAATAGATAGTTCGACATCATCTACATCATCCTCATCATCAAGCAGTAGTGGATACGGATACTAATGATACAAACATCATTGACCAAAGTAAAAATTAATGAGGTTGTTCAGAGTCAAATACCAGAAGTAATTGATGCTGAAAATCCTCGTTTCGGTGAATTTCTAAAACAATATTATATTTCTCAAGAATATCAAGGAGCATCAGTTGATATCGCTGATAACCTCGTTGAGTACAAGAGTCTTGACTTTCTCAATAATGAAAATCTAATAGGTTTTACCTCAGTTACACAGTTTGTAGCAGGTTATCAAGATACAATTTATGTCAAATCTACAAAGGGTTGGCCAAATTCATATGGTCTACTCAAAATTGACAATGAGATAATAACATATACAGGCATAGGCACCACATCATTTACAGGATGTGTAAGAGGTTTCAGTGGTATTGAAAATAATAAGAAAACAAATGATCCAGAATTCCTTACATTTACTAGAACTGGAGTAGGAACTCATGCTGTTGATGCAAAAGTAAGTAACCTAAGTAATGTATTTCTTGCTGAGTTTAGAAAAAAACTAAAGAAACAAGTATTACCTGGTTTTTCTGAAAGAAAATTATTTGATCAGGTTGATCAGAGTAATTTTATAAGACAAGCAAAAGATTTCTACAAATCTAAGGGTACAGAAGAAGCATTCAAGATATTATTCAAAGTATTGTATGGTGAAAGTGTTGAAATGATTCAACCTTCAAAATACATCATGAGTCCGTCGGATGCTGACTATATTGTCAATGATGTTTTACTATGTGAGTTATTATCTGGCAATCCATTCAAAATTCTTGGAGAAAGTTTGATACAAGAGACCACTCCTCTACAAACAAGTGGATCTATATCAAATGTTGAGAAAGCAGTTGTGGGTGGTAAAGTTTTCTATAAGATCGCTTTATCTAAAGGCACAGTTATAGGTAAGTTCCAACAGGTTGGAAAAACATTTGTTACTAAGTCAGCGACCAGTGGATCTACTGTATTAGATGTTGATTCTACAGTTGGTTTTGGTGCAACAGGATCTTTCCAATTCGAGGATAGGAAACTGACTTATAGTGGTAAAACACTTACACAATTTACTGGTATATCAACATTGACATCTCCATGTGGTATTGGATCTACCGTAAGGTCGGGTATTATCGCCACATCTTACGAAGAAGGTAGATTATCATCACCTGTATCATTCAATGTCCTTGGTGTGCTCAATTCATTCGTGGGTAGTGCAATAAACCAACAAGAGGATTCAAATGTAAATATAAGTCAACTTGGTAGAATAGAAACAGGTCTAGCATATAGCACTTGGTTATACAATACAGTATCAACATATGCTGTAGCGACATTTACACTCAAGAGTGCCAACAGTTATGACTTTGTACTAGCAGCAGCAGACTTCTCTCTATATGTTGGTGATCTAATTGAGGTTATTGATCAAGATGATCCTAGTTCTATATTGAATGGTAGTATAACTTTTGTTCAAGACGATTTTATCTCAGTCAGTGTACCTACTCTAGATGAAACCAAAAAGTATAATGTAAGAAGAAAAATAAAATTACAAGGTCAAAACACAGCTGATATACAGAACACATATACTGATGGTATCTCTGCATATGTTGCATCAAATAGTTTACCACATTGGATTATTGATCCTCAGAAAAGAATCAGAGGATTCACTAATGTTGGTGTTACAACAACACAAGTAGAGATAAATGTACCTGACCATAGGTTCCATGATGGTGATTTAGTAGTATATTCCTCTTCAGGTGTGTCACTCTCCAATCTGAATGAAGGAGAAGCATATTACATCAAAAGAATTGATAGTAATACTGTAAAATTAGCATACACAGGAGAGAACGTAAGAAGAGGTCAATTCCTCACAGCGTTTGAAGGAACTGATATTACAAACACAACATCTCACTCTCTTACACCCTCTAATCTATTTGGAAGTGATATTGGTGCACAGAAATTACTAAGAAAGTTTGATAAACCTGAGTATGGTGACGTAAAAGATAAGACTATACAGGGTGGTGTTGGTTTATTCGCTAATGGTGTAGAAGCATACTCATATAAGTCGTCTGATATTGTTTACTTCGGTCCTCTAGAAAATGTAGAGGTATTGAACACAGGTTCAGACTATGATATTGTCAGTCCTCCTAGATTGACTGTCAGTCAAGATGGT